TCAATGCTTTATCTGATTTAGTCCCTCGGAAGCTCTCCCCTTGGTCGCAGTTTGGTCGCATATGCGCGGCAGCTTATTTGCCACCTGATCCAGCCTCGAATCGAACATATGCGCGTATCTCGACGTGACGACGAGACTGCTGTGACCCAGCAATGCCTGTACCGTCGTCATCACCTCGCCCGCCTCGGCCAGCATCGACGCATAGGTGTGACGCAGGTCATGGAACCGCAGGTCGTCACGCCCAATTGCCTTTCGCGCCACCTCAAACGCCTTGCGTAGCTGATGCCCGTCTGTCTGGAACGGCAGGTTCTCCACCAAGTACCCGCCATCCGTGGGCAGCGGCACGATTCGCGCCTTGCCCGACTTCGTTTGCCCTGGTCGCAGGACAATGCGACCGCTCTGGATATTGCTCGGGTCGAGGCTGAACAGTTCGCCTCGTCGCAGCCCGGTCAATGCCGCCAGGGTGATGACCCGCCGTTCCTCTGGATAGTCATCTGGCACTGCCAAGATGAGCGCCTTGACTTGGTCGGCGGTCAGGTACACATGCCGCTCGTTCTTGGGCGTCGGCTTTCGCAGCTTGCCGTCCATTGGCGCGTCCAGCCAATCCCACTCCTTGAAAGCCAATGACAGGACGCGCTTTACTACCTGAGTGCGATTGTTGATCGTCGACTGGCTCTTGCCGGCCTTGCGAAGATCCTTCTGCATTCTCCGCGCTGCATCCAATGTGGGCTGGCCGAGCAGCGTTTCCGGCGCATGCTCGGCAAACCATGCCGCTACCTGTCGAATGCTGTTGGCTTGGCTCGTGGTGTCGTACTCCTCGAGCCATCGTGCCAGGCCTTCCATGAAGGAGTGCTTCTCCCGCCTGCCCATCTGGCCATTGAACACGGCCTCACCTATCTCTGCACGCCGCTTCTGCGCGTACTGCTCCGCTTCTTGTTCCGTTCCAAAAGTTGATTGATGACGTTTAGATCCATGCGTTTCGGTGACGACCCACCTCTGGCGGGTCGCTCTATAACGGACTGTGACGCCCATCTATCCTTCTCCCCTTCGATGGGGCCGCGCTTGCACCGCTCAATGTATGCGTCCACGGCCGCCGGCTCAAACCGAACGTTGCCGCCCACGGCGACATAGCCAATCGTTTCCTTGAGCGCGTACGCCTTGGACAGGCTCACGCCCAGGCGCTCGGCAAGCTCGGTAGCGGTCAGTAACTTGTCCATGGCGTACCTCTCAGGCAATAAAAAGCCGCCTCTCGGGCGGCTGTTGAATCGTTCGCTTTATGGCGTGTAGATCCGGAAGTTCCGGGTATCGACCCACTCGTCGCGGGTAACGGCCCATGATCGGTCGCCGCCGCCCGGGAAGATCGTGTGCATGATGCCTTCGATCAGCACGCTGTCCTTGGTGCGCAGGCGCAGCCCCGTCGCTTCGATCACCGGCACGCCGTCGTACCAGACCTTGATGTAGCCATTGGCCTTGCCGACGTCGTTGAGCTTCACTTCCTGCCGGATCGTGTGCCACTTGCCGGACGTGTCGAAGTAGAAGTTGCCTCGACCGATCGAGTCGCCATGGCTCTCCTTCATGTCGGGGTAGTAGAGGTACAGCTCACCTTGAGCCTCACGGCGCCACATCATGCGAGCGGTCATGCCGTTGAGGGCTTCCTTGTGGCCGCTTGGGCTATCCCCTGCCATCAGCCCCGGCAGCTTGCCGCCCTTCACCGGGTCGAAGCCTGGCTTGAAGCGAAGGTCGTACTCGAGGACAGCATGCGTGACCTTCATCGTGCGCGTGTCGAAGCCGGCACCTCGCATCTTGCCCTTGTCGCCGACGTACAGGCCTTTGCCCATGTGCGTGCGCAGGATGTTGCCGTCCGGGTCGGCGATGACTTCGATGTTCTGCAGGTCCCAGCTGCCGTCTTGCACGCCGCCCAGGGCGCCCATGATGTTCGCTTCGGCGCTGATGCGCGGGTCGATCTCGGGTGCGTGGACCAACGTGCCGGGTGCGTCCTGACTGACCGCTACTGGCTCGGGCTGTTCTGGCTGCTCGGCGGGATCAGGCGTTTGCTCTACCGGCTCAACGCCCAAGAACTCGTAGGTGTGATCGCTACCCTTTAGCTTGATCGTAAAATCCCATGTCCCGCCCGGCCCAATGGGTTTGCTCGAGGTTATGACATATTCGCCATCGTCAATGTCGTAGATACCACCCCATAGGTCATCGATGACACTATTCGCGACCAGGCCAACGCTCAGGATCTTGTCGGCTGCTGTCTTGTTGGTAACCCATACATCAAGAACCATGCCGTCATGCCATATGGCTCCTTCCTGTACGCGGATAACCGGGGCCTCCTTGCTCGGCACCTCCGGCACCGGCTCCTCCTCCTCCGGAAACGCCACGCCTAACGCCGCCTCCATGCGCTTTGCATCGGCCTCATTATTGAACCGCAGCAACAACTCGCTGCCGGTGCGCTCGAATGACATGATCTCTAGCTGTGCCATGTGTCCTCCGTTCTACGATTGGCGTTTGCCGCCCCAACGAGCGGCCTTGTGCTTGGCGATGATCTCGGCAATTTGCCTTGCTGGCAGGTCGCTACCCTCTGGATGCCGGTGCCGCCAGTGGTAGATCGCCATCTTGTTGAGTTCGTACTCCCGACACACCGCCGCGTCACTCTCGACGCCATCCCAGCGGTTGCAGCGCTGCTGCGTCGCTGCCCGCCGTGGGTCCATGCCATCGGCTACCCGCACCCGGTACTTGCGGTGCGGGATGCCGTTCTGTCGAGCAATCGCCGACCAGTCTCGGCACTGCTGTAAATCGAAGCGCGTGAGTTGCATACGCCCTCCAGATACACAAACGCCGCCCGGAGGCGGCATCAGATACGTTGCTTTTCTGCTGGATTGCAGCTTATGGGTTGCTTGGCTCAGGGGTGGCGGCAGTCATATCCGCCCAGATACCAGAAACGTAACAGCCATGCTCCTGAGCATATTCGCCGGCATCCACCATTCTTTCCGTCGGTTCAGCTGGGACCACTACAGCCGCCACCTCGCCCGCCTCATCGCGATACCGCGTGCCTGTTGGCGGGGCAGCGCGCCGATTCCAGCATTGCGCGTTGTATTCATTGTTCTCAAAGGCAGACCCTTTGGTGAAAGCCTCGCAGTTCGCGCAACCGGCCTTGAATGGGTAGTTCACCCCGACTTTGCAGAACTCAGCTTTCCCGCCGCAAAACGGGCACGGCAATAGTTCACTCATCACCCACCTCCGCCATTCTCTCCACGTCCGCCGCAAACTGCCGCCCAGCTTCGAACGGCCTCAGAATCCTGATCGGGTCGCCGCATGTCGTGCAGCGGTCGGCACTGTTGAAAGCGCCGTTCCACTTCTCGCTGCAAGTCGGGCAGTAGAATTCCTCGCTCATCGCTTATTCCACCTCGTCTTTCCGCCTAGCCGCCCCGACTCTGCCGGCGTCATCGGCTTGTACGCTATCGCCTCGTCTATCGACAGGCCTAGATCCCTGACACGCCAACGCATCTGCCCGTACGTTAGCCCTGCTCGTCTGGCTGCTGCTGACAGTTCGCTCGGCGGCGTGCGCCGGGGCGGCTGCCTTGGCGTCAGTGCAGCGCGCTCATAGCTCCACTTGAGTTGATAGATGCGTCTGTCGTACATCCCCTTGCTGATGCCGCGCCGCTCAGCGACGACGAGTCCTTCTGAGTACGTGTCGATGCGCTCCGGCTTAGCGGGGACGTCTCTCGGTAGCAACTTCATGCCGCCCTCCCGTAGTCCTTGAACAGCCGCGTGGTCAGCCGGCCCGCTGCCGAATTCATGAATCGCTGCAGTGCGATGCGGTTGGCGTGCTGAATGGCTATCTGCTTGAGTCGCATGGCCTCTTGCGGGCTGACCTTGCGCGTCTCTTGCACCAATGCCCAGCCCTCATGGCCGGCTGAATGGCGCTGTCTGACGCGATGCTCTGGCATGTCGTAGCGTTCGGCTAACTCCTTGACCGACACCTCCTCGCCGGTCGCTGGGTCAATAACGGTGACCATGATTCCTCCAGGCAAAAAAGAACCGGCTCGGGGCCGGCTGCTATGCTGCTTGTCCGCTTTGTAGCCGATCGATCTCCTCGAGCAGTGCCGCTTTCTCGCGCTCAAGCTCATCGTTGCGTCGTGCTAGCTGCTCGAACGCTTCATCTTCTTCCCGGGTCACTTCGATGTCAGTCATGGGTGGCCTCCAGTTCTCTCAAAGCCAGTTCAAGCCGGAACAGTACGCAGCACGCCTCATGCGCCAAGTGAAGCAATCCTGTCTCGCTGTCGTGCTGCTCGCCCATGGATAGGGCTAGGTCATGGCGAAAACCGGCTGCCCGGTATCGCTCCTCTGCGTTCTCGACGTACTGCCAGTTTCCCGGCGCGTACTTAGCCGCCCCGAAGGTCAGCACCTTACCGACCTCGGTTAACGCTCGCGGCATGTCGGACAGCAACAGATCCATGCGCGGCTTGTCGGTGTCGAACTTCATTCCGGCAGGCACGCTGCACAGCGGCCCGCGTTGCTTGGCGTCCATCTCTGTATCGAAGTGGTCTACTTGGTTCACGCGCTCGCCCTCGTGTAGTAATTCACGATGTCCCTCACCGTCGCCTTGCCGCAGCCGTACTTGATCGCCAGCCGTGCGTAACTGGTGCCGTGGCGCTCGTACTCCGCTCGCATTTCTCGAACCTGAGCGTCGGTGAGCTTGGCTTTCTGGTGGCATTCGCCGACTCGATGGCCGATATGGTTTCTGGCGATGGTCATAACTCCCCCTTGATCCGGCGCACGCCGTCATGCGGCATGAAGTCGGTGCCGCGCTCCTGTCCGGTAGTGCGCAGGTAATCGACCTCCACACGGGCGCTGTCGATGATCGCGCTCGCCACGCCCTGGATGGCCTTGCCGCGCTCGACTTCCTTCTTAATGCCCTCGGCATCCAGCGATTCGTCGCCCAGGCGCTCAAGTTGGGCAAATAGGTGCTCACGCAGATCGGTGATTTTGGTTTTCAAGGTCTCGACTCCTACGGTTGATCTTGCGGCTCAGTGCGCCCTTGAGCTGGTAAAGCTGGGCGATTTCCGGTCCGTAGCGGTGGTAGCTGTTGCGCTGCATGTTTTCGGCGCGACTCACTAGTTCCAGGTTGTCGTCATCGAAGTTGCGCTTGTCGTCGCTTTTGAAGCGCACGATATGTCCCTCGGGTATCGGGCCGTGGCGCTCCTCCCAAATGATTGAATGCACGCTGCAAAAGTGGTCTTTGGCAGGGCCTGCATCCGTCACCTTGCGCTCCAGAATGCCGTCCTTGCTGACGCGCTCAGTGCCGATCGGCACCCAGGTGTGCGGTCGCTGGCCTTTCTTAAAGCGACCCTTCTCGCTGCCGGGCGGGCTGAAGTGCGTGCCCTTATTCCAGGGCTTTTGGCCTTTCTCGAACACGCCTCGACGCGGCGGCACGTAATCCGGCGCTTTCGTCAATCCGAGCCTGTGCGCTCGGGCAGTAATGGCCTTCTCCGGCCTGCCGAAAATCTTCTCAAGCACACGGATCTCATTGGTCGGGTAGAGGCGGCGCAAGTCGTCGTCATCCTGTGGCGACCACCGCTTGCCGTGGTTTCTCATGCAACCTCCCCGAATAGATCAAGCTGGTCGTCACTCACAAAGCGGCGCACGAACTCACCGATGTCCCAGTTCGCTCGGTAGGTGTTCGCGCGGTCATGCGATGGATTGGGCTCAGGTGGGGCGACATAGCCAGGCACGCCGCCGTGCGGATGCCCTCGCAGGACATTCTTTACGCCATCAGCGAAAGCGTCCCAATCGGTGACCAATGCCATTTGCTTGGCCAATACAAGCGCCACGCGGGCGCTCTGGATTTCCTTTTGGTGACACGCGGCATCAAGCACGCCGCCTGCATTGAACTCGGCAATCAGCTTGCCGTTGCAGACAAGCTCGACATTCTCGGTTCCGTTGATCTCGATGCGCATAGCACCTCCCGTATGCGTAATTCAATGCTCACGCGCATTGAGCGCGCATTAAAAAAGGCCGCCGTAGCGACCTCTGGAATTCATGGCTGCCGTCTCGTGGCAGCGACCGGCCTGCGCCCACACCCTGCCGCTATGCGGTAGGCTCGCCCGAAGGTAGAGCCGAGGAGTCGGATGCATCGCTAGCTGCCGTTCGGTTATTCGTGCTGGTAATCCCTCCGCTGCGCCCCACCGAGGCTGGCTGCTCTGGGTAACAGCGGATTGGTAGCAAACTCGCTCTCGAAAAGACCCGCCGAAGCAGGTCTTGAGGGGAGCGGGCTAGCCGCCGATGAGGTAGTGCGCCTGACGAAACGGAATTTCATCATCAAAATCAGTAACTTGCGGGCCGTTCATGCCTTGCTGCCCCGGCGTTGGCTGATTTTGTCGCGCCGCATGATTCGCCTGCGCCTGCTGATAGCCGCCGTAGTTCGGCTCTTGCTGCCCCTGGTCGTCGCGATAGAACACCTTGCAGTTACCCAGGATCTCGCCGCGCGTACCTGCTTGGCGCTCTTCCTTGGTCACGTCCTGCGTGATCATGCCGTGGTTGCCGTACTGGTCTGCTTCGCCCAGATCAACGAACACAGTGGCATCCAGGTATGTGCCCTTCTGCCCTTTGAACAACCGCGCCTTGTCAATCTTGGTCACGTCGATTTTCAGTGACACACCTACTTTGGCCATGAATCAAACCCTCACTCAATATCGGCTGCCGTTGCGGCCTCGCCTGCTGCGTAGTCGAGCGCGTCCAAGTCGGAATCACGCTCCCAAAATGACGAAAGCCCGCGTTCGTAGCGGGCTTCTATCTCTTGCCTTGCCTCGTCGTAGGTCATGACACCCTCACTTGCCAGCTCAGCGTGTCCGGCTTGCGGTAGTCGTCCAGGTTGACCGACTCGCCCAGCCGCTTCGTGTCAATGCCGCCTGTGCGCTTGACCGGAATCACCTGCACACCACCACCAATGGCCTTGCGCTCACCCGCCATCTCGACCAGTGCCTTGCGTAGCTCGTCCTGCTCGGCCTTCCTGCGCTTGATCTCCTCATCGAGCGCGGCGTATTGCAGGGCGACCTTGAGCCAGTCCTCGTCGTCGCTCATATCGCGCTGCATGTCGGCGATGCGCTCGGCTTCCTCGGGATCGGCCAGCACGTCACGCAGGTACGCCATGAACGGCAAGCAGGTATCCAGCGCCCAGCCCAGCCAGCCGTCATCTCGGGGATAGCGCCGCACGCTGATGCCGCCCGGACACCACACGGCAAAGTCACACCATGCCCTGCCCATGACTGCCATCTGCGCTTGCATCTGGTGCCAGTAGACATGCTCGCGACCTAGCTCGATCAGATCGTCCGGCACGCTATCGGCATCACGCAGCTTGTACGGGCACTTTAATTCAAGCAGCCCGTTATCGCGGATCAGGCCATCCGGTGACGCGCCCAGCCAGTCGTGCTCGGGGTGCAGGTGAAACCCCGTCTCGACCACCGCATTACCCGTCTCAAGTGCGTACTCGGTACGGGCCTCGTCCTCGTGTGCGTGGCCATAGTCGGTGGCGACGTTGCCGGTGAAGGCGCGGGGATAGCCCATCGCCTCGCGCACCATGTCACGTAGCACCTCGTCCTTGCCTTTGCCAGTGATAACCTTGCCGATAACGCTGGCTGTCAACTTGCCCTGCCTGGCGCGTAGCCAGGCGTCGGTTCCCTGGATGGGCATGTTCATGCGGGCTCTCCTAGTTGCTCAAGACGCTGCATGGCTTCGTTCTGGATGCTCTGCATCTGCAGTTGCGTCGCACCCTTGTTCTTGGCGGCCTGCACGTACTTGTTCACCGTGTCGCTATCATTGGCGCTACGGATCGCCTTTACTGCGCCGTCGATGTTGAACGGTTTGGTCTGCGGCTCCTTGTGCGCCTCGCGATTGTCGCGGCTGTCGGCGTCCTTGTTGTCGTCGATCAACAGCAGGCCGTTGAGCGCGTACTTGCGGGCATAGGACGATGTGCTGCCGGTGATCTGACTGTCATCCATCCCCTTCTTCATTGCCGCCTCGCGGGCGAATGCTGTGGTGCTGATGCTGTGTTCGCCATCAGTGATCGTGGCTGTGGCTTTCACATAGACGCGATCCCCGGCAACCGTGATGTCGTCGTTCACGGTGATGACCAGCCCGTTGAGCAGCGGCTTTACCGCTTGCAGAATGTCTTCGCAGGAGCGGTAGTTGTAGCCGCCGAACTTGTTGTGCTGATTCTTCGGCGCATTCAATGTGCGCTGGATCTCAGCCAGCCTTTCCGTCAGTGCTTTCATGCTGCTATCCTCTGTCTCCGATACTTCTGCCGGTATCCGCCCCTGCTCTCACCCAGGGGCGTTCTTTACTCGCCCAGCTTCGCCAGTACTATCCCCTCTATCATTCCCATCAGTTGCTTGCACTGAGCCAGCAACGCCGCATCGTCTTTATCGCGGTAGGTCTGTAGCATGTCGCAGACAAGCAAGCCGTTCTCGCTCTCCGCTAGCTCGTTGAAGACGTGGCCGGGGTCTTTCCCGTTGGGTAACCAGCCTTTCTTGATGTACTCGCTGACTGCTTTGTCTACCGCTCTCTTGTGCGCTACCGGATCGTCGTAGTAGCTGTCCGGCACGGCGTTGTCCCATGCCTGCTGGGCTGCCCGCATCCGCTGTGCGGTGCGTACTGGCGCTGTGATGCTATTCATCGCTGGCCTCCATCTCTAACCGCAACTGCTCAATGCGCCGCGCCAACTCCTGCGTTGTTTGTGCGCGCTGCTTGGCGTTGAGAATCGGCATCGGCACGAAAGGAATGCCTGCCTTGGCGTAGGTGTGCGCCGCTTCCAGCGCCTTGCGAGCCTCCGCGGGGCTTGCCCTATCCATCGTTGCCTCCTGTGCGCTCTTCCTCGCAACTTTCGCAATAACCGTCGATAAGCTCGTCGTGCCACAATTCGCAACCGTTACAGGTCGGCGGATTCTCAACGACGTGCGGCTCACCTCTAGCTAGCTTTTCCTGGTCTGCCGCGTTCTCAAGCAGCCACGCGGGACTCTCGATGCGCTGCACACGAACATCGATGTATTCGCACAGCATCCAGTCTTGAATAACCGGAGAGGCTAGGCGCTTGGCTTCTTTTGCTGTGTTCGCGAACACTAGGCAGGCTCCGTCCATCGGCTCGCCGTCATGCCCCATGTATGCATTCACGCCGCCTCACTCCTCTGCTGAAACTCCAGATACCCGCGAATCACTGCCAGCATCCCGTCTGCTGCCGCCGTTGCTTCGCTGTGGCAATGGCCTTTCTGAGCAATGAGCAAGTCCATTGCCCGCTCTATCTCTGCCCTTAGGTTCGGATCACGCATGCCCCAGTCAATGGCATGGCCGATAGTGATCGGATCGCCGTTGCTGACGATGTTGTCGAGCTGGTCGTGTGCGTTCATGGCTGCTCTCCCTTTGCCTTAGCTAGCGCTGCCTCGACCTTGCTGAGGATTGCGGCATGCCTTGGGTGGTGTGCGGTGAGCTCGTGGATGGCCTGGTAATAGCTGGCCCAAGTCCGGGCAAGCGTGTGCGCTTCGTCCAGGGCGGCGCGTAGCTCATCAATTAGGTCTTGCGCATCCGCTGCTTGGTAATAGGTGCCACTTGCGTCGCCAGGCTCGTTGCACTCATAGAGCCCACCAAGGCGCTCGAAACTGATTGGCTTTAGTTCGCTCATCTCGCCTCCCAAATCTGAATCAGCGCCTCTTTCTGCCCGTTGCGCCTAGCGACATACTCAGCCTCACGCCGCGCGTTCATGCTCTGCTGTACGCTCATCGGCTTGTCCTCGACACTGCGCCGCGTCGCTGGCCGGCTGCGCCACACGATGGCCTTGCCATACTTTCGAATCAGGTCCGCCACCTTGGTCTCCGGCGCGATCAGCTCCGTGACTGGCCCGGTATTGATTGCCTGCATCACTCGTTCTCCTTCTTGTTGGAATGCTCGCCACCACCGCTATCAGCAGCAGGGCAATGGCCCAAATCGCTAGGTACGCTCCGGCGCTCATGGGCTTCTCGCTCGATGTCACTGACGAGCCGATAATCCCTGTGGGTCGTCATGGCCATGGTTTGGGTCAGCCACTCCCATGTGCCTGACGGGGATTGATAAAGCGCCCAGCGCTCGTCTAGCGGATCCACTGGTAGCTCCAAAGAAAAACCCGCGCTTGGCGGGTTGGTGGGTTAGAGATTGGCGCGTCGCCGCAGGTCTTCGTATCCCCAACAGCACCCTCCGCAGCTATCGCTTTCGTCTTTCAGTGCATCCATGAACTCCTGCAGGGATGTGTCTTTCTTGCGGTAGCCGGCTCGGTACAGGGCTCGCATGATCATTTCCATGTATTCCGGCCTTACGTATGAAGTGCCGGCAACTGATTTCATGTGTTCGACCGCTACGTCCTCCTTGGTAGGGATGGGCCGGAAGCTGTCGAGAGTGGCGTGTGCGGTGAGGGGTGTTTGATCCTCTACTCTGCGCAGCCAAACTGACTCCCCGTAATACCCCATAACGAGAACCCGGATATGAGGTCGCCCTGAATCTGACCACTCACACTCAGTACCTGCCGGCGGGTAATCTTCTCCATTCCACTCACTCATACCTTCCTCCTCATGCCGCAGCGCCATGCGCTCACTCCGGTATGCGCTCGCCTTCGAGCAGCTTGTTTTTGCACTGGCATTCAAGACACAGGATTCGATCCATGCTGGTTGAAACGCCCTCATGCTCCATGTCGATCTGCTTTTCGCACTCGCTGCATTGCCTGTAGTCGCTCACGCTTGTCTCCTCATGCCGCAGCGCCCGGATGGACGCTCTGGCATACGCAAAAAAGCCCGCACTTGGCGGGCAATGAGTACGCAGGGAACTGAAGCGATGCTGACTAGCATCCCGAAGCCGACTCGGTGAATCGGCTTGAGGATGGCCTCTGGTGCGCCCAGAGGCGGGCGTGCTATGCGGGCAATAGATCGCCGTTGTCTTCAAAGTCCTCGAGAAGTGTGTCCAGTGTTTCATCGCTAGATATGCTGACGGCCTCCCTAAAGCTCAGGATGGGCTCGCCGGTTTCGGGGTGGTGCTTTGGCGCACCCATGGCGTGCTTGCATGCCGTCTTTACCCACATCGGCATTTCTTGATATGAACGATCTAGCCGGTCAATGATCTGTTCGCGCTGCTCTGCTGTGTAGCTCATACCCACCTCCTCTGTCATCCCGATAAACGCCGCGACGCTTTCCGCTGCGCAGGCAATTCTTTGCTTTCGTGATGGACTGGCCGGTGGTGAATTTCCGGCTTGCCTGGAATGCTTTGTGATCTCGCCCTTGGCTGTGCCAAGGCTCGTTGCCCGCAGACTAGGCCGACCGTAGCTGCGCATCACCACTGCGCACTCAGCCCATCCGAAAGCGCCCTGCCGTAGCAAGGCGCGGAATCTTTCCCGATATTTCGACAGCCTCGGTTGGCGTACTCCCAGCGACCTCTCGAAGATGCAATCCCCTACGGGCGGCTGGGCTATCTGGTTGTTAAAGAGCGGTGACCTCCTGGCCGGCACTGCGCACATCCATGTACCTTGTGAGATCTATTTAAGTACCTTTAAGGTACATACGTCAAGACGAAAACGAGCCAGAAAGGTACATTTCTGGGAACACCGATGCTAAGCGTATGTACCTAAAGGAAAAACAGGAAATAAAAAACCCGGCGCTATTGGCCGGGTTTCGGTCTGAAAGGTGGTGTTAGTCGAAGTTCTCCCACCAGAATACGCGTCCAATGATGCGCGGAGCATCTGGACCCATCAGGGAATGAACCTCTTCTGGGTGCTCAACTTCATTGTCGCTGACCAGGCGAACATTGCCCAACGGCAGGCGGTATAGGCGCTTGATCCTCAGCATTCCGCCATGATCAAGCGCATATATTTTACCGTCGATTATGTGCGTGGTGCCCTTATCGATAGCAACAGGGCTGCCATCGTTGATGGTGGGCTCCATGGAAGTTCCGACAGCCGTAGCACAAGCGGCATTGCCGGGATTGACTCCAGCTCGACTAAGGCGGGCAAGACTAAAACGCATGGTGTGACCACCATTTTCAACTACTTGGGTGCGCCCGCTACCCATATCGAACTCTACTTCGCGGAAACAAGGCAAATCGACCTCATCAGGCCCTGCGGGGCCTTCGTCCTCTACGATCTCCGTCTCGTGAAGAACTAGTTCGTTGTTCCTTGAGTGCTCTGTATCCATCCAGCCTTTTGGCTTTCCAAAGCACGCCTCGATGTGCCGCGCCATGCGATCACCAATGTTCTTAGAGGGACTTTTTCCCATGAACCGGCTCGCCTGTGTCGGCTCGCGGTCAATTTTGGCCGCAAAGGCTCCTGTGCCGCCCACCTGGCTGGCAAGCGTCCGTGCGTTCTCTAGGCGAATTTCCGCGATCTCTTTCATGAGGTCTATTTGAGCCCACTTGTACTCTAAAGGTACAGAACCTTGACGGTACATTAGGGCTGAGCGAGAATGTACCTCGGAGGTACCTAAAGATGCCTGAAACACAGAAGCAGTCCCTAAAGCAGTTGTGGAAGTCCATGTCTCCTGAGCAGAGGGAGGCGGTTGCAGCCAAGGCCGAAACCACTCCGGCATATCTGCGTCAGGTGCTCGCTTGTGGTAGGCGCCCGGGTGCTGCTCTAGCCAAGAACATCGAATTGGCTACGGGTGGCGAGATTTCTAGGCAGTTGCTTCGCCCTGATCTCTACGCCGATCTCGTCCATGTCGCCTGACCACGTGTTCAGAGTATTCGCATGTAGCGGCGCGGAACAGGTTTGTAACGGAGAGGATTAAACAGTGGATGAATTCACAGGTGCTATTTACGACGTTGCCCACGAATACGGGCTCAAGCGCCTAGCTCCCGACCTCGGCGTTACTGAGCAGACGCTGCGCAACAAGCTGAACCTGAACGCGGATCACACGCTGACCTTGGCGCAGTACTACCAGATGATCCGCTTCACCAAGGACGTGCGCGCCGTTCAGCCGTTGCTCGATGAGATCGGTATGCAGGCAATCAAGGTTTCCAGGCCCGACGAAAACCAGTCCTTATTCGACCTGATTCTTAGTCATCAGGCGGCATTCGGCGGGTTTGCGGCGACGGTTCGTAAAGCGCTGGCAGATGGGAAGGTCGATGCCCGTGAACGAGCCGAGCTGAAACAGGCAATGCAGGCAGAGATCAATGCTGTCTGCGATGCAATGTCCGCGCTGGACGAGATGAGCCAGCCGAGAGAAGTGAAACGCTAAATGCAACGAAGCCCGCCACCGGGACCAACCAGAGCGGGCTTCATCACTAAGCAATAGGTGAATCATGGCAGAACCGCAGAATGTAATCAACTTCCCATCCCAGGCCAGGAGGGCAAGGCGTGTGAACTCCTGGAAGTGGAACGAGCTTGAGGAGGATGCGCTAGACGCTCTCCCCTTGCCCGCTCAGATCATCTACCTGCGCGTGATCCGAAAGCACATGGATTACGAGACAGGGATCACTGGCCGCAAGCGTCGTATCAGCTATGCGCAGATGCAGGAAAAGCTGCGCTATGTCCCGCCCGCTGGTAGCCGCGAAAAAGCCGTCGAGTATTCCAACGAGCAGATCAAGAACCTGATCAAGAAGCTGGTTGCTGCTGGCTTGATTGAGCGCCTGCATGACACGTCGAAGGGAGTTTCACCCATGGAATTCTTCCTTCCGATGGCCTCTTGTGACGCCTCTGAACAGGACCACGAGACGAACACGGGAGGAGAAACACGTAAGAACCCGCATCCTAGAGCCTTTCGCGAGGTGAACACGACCAAGGGAGAAACACGGGAGGAGGACCACACTTCCGGAGTCCGTTCTAAACCCTCTTCTCCTAACGGAGAAGACGTCGCGGCAGGCGCTCCTGAGAAGACCAAGGCGAAGTCTCGCAAGAAATGGGGCGAGGAAATCGACCATGAGCTGGTCAACGAAATGCACGCGGCAGTGACCCGTGACCTGACCAACCCGAAGAAACCCAATGCCAACACCTGGGCCAACGACTTTCGCCTGATGCGTACCGTCGATGGCCGCACCGTCGAGCAGATCCGCTACTTGATCACTTGGACTGCCGAACATCACTTCTGGTCAACCGTGATCCTCTGCCCGGCCAAGATGCGCGCCAAGTGGGATCAGCTCGAAAAACAGGTCAAGCAGCTCAAGGAATCACGCCATGAAAACCGCCACTCAGCTAGTCAGCAGCGCGCAGAACGAGATCGTGTCGCAGCCAGCCTCGCAGACCCCTACGACACCTCCTGGGCGGATGGTCTGTTCGACGAAGGAGGAGCGGCGGGATCTGATCGGGACGCTGGTGAACCGGGTGTTTACCCGCATGGAGGCGATTTTCCCGAGGACATGGCGGATGTCGTTCACCACGGACGAGATGCTGAAACTGGCGAAGCGGGAGCTTGCGTTATCGATGGCGAACTGGTCCTCGCTGCCGACGATGGAGCGTTTGGACATGGCCATTGAGCGCGTGAAGAACGATGGCGGCAACTGGCCTCCTTCCATCGCTGAACTGTGCCTGCGCCTGAAACCGAGCATGGCTGACTTCGGCCTGACCGATCCCGAGGTGGCGTTCAAGGAAGCCTGTTCGCATGCCGGCAACGTCCATGGTCACGCCTGGAGCCACCAAGCCGTGCGGGAAGCTGGAGCGGCAACAGGTTTCTGGGACTTGAGCCACGTAGCCAGCGACATTGAGCGGTCGCGCCTGCGCAAAATCTTCCTGGCCGAGTACGAAGCCATCTGCAATCGCGTCATGGCTGGCGGCAACGTCTCCAACGTCGCCCTGCTTGAGTCGGATGACATGAAGTCAGCGATTGAGCGCGCCGAGGCGGCTGCGAACGAGGAGTCCGAGCGCAGGATGCGCGATTTCTGGGCCAGCCGTGGCGAAGAACCGCCAAAGACCCCGCGAGAAGCGTTGGACCGCATGAAGGGGATGCTGGACGAAGGAGGCGCGGCATGAAGATCAACGCCATCGACATGGGCGCAAAGCCCGCCGACGTTCTTAGCGGCAAGACAATCAGCCCTGCCGAGAAAGCGCATCGCCAGAAGATCGCCCGCCAAGCCTGGGAGTGCGTCGGCAGCTATCGCCGGCTGGCCGAGCTAATCGGCACTTCCAAGCCCACCGTGTCCCGCTGGGTGAATGGCAAATATCCGGTGCCGACTCGCTTTGTCGGCGCCCTGCAAGACGTGATCGAGAGGAGCGCCGCATGAACTGGATCAACCGCAATCTCGACCTGTGCTGTGCCGCCCTGATTCCTTGCGTGCTGGGCATGGCTGCGCTGCTGCATACCGCTGTCGCTGGAGGGTTTTGATATGACTGATCGCGAATTGCTTGAGAAGGCAGCCAAGGCTGCTGGTATGCAGCACATGCGCTGGTCTGGCCCGCTTGGCATGGTTCGGATGCTCGATCCGAGCCGCCCTGAGTCTACGGGGAGCATTGGCGACTACTGGAACCCGCTCGAAGACGATGGTGATGCGCTGCGACTACTGACCGCGCTACGCCTTGAGATCAAGTTCCTTGAAGGCTTTAAGCAGGTTGTGTGCCGTCGCGATGAGGATCGTGAGAACTTCGCAATCCACGGCATCGCTGGGTATGGCCAAGGAGCGGGGCCAGAGCCTACGGATGAAAACATTCGCCGCGCCATCGTGCTAGCAGCCGCTGCGATGGGAGGTGAGGTATGACCATATTCACCGAAGCCAGCATCGCCATCGACGAAGCCATCTTCTGCGCAGAGCAGGAAGACCGCCCGCAAGCCATCGTCACGCTCGGCACCGGCTACAGCGTCATGCCGCTATTCGAGGCTCGCTATCAGGGGCTGCGCATTCTTGAGACGGTGCATGCCGTCGAGGGGGTGGCGTGATCGAGCTTCTGAACATGGATTGCATGGAGTACATGCGCGGCCTGCCGGATAAGGCCTTCGACCTCGCTATTGTCGATCCGCCGTATGGGATTGATGTCGGCAACAAACCGATGAGCAGTAAGTGGGGGTCGTCGCGACTGGAGAAAAAAGATTGGGACAAAGGCGCTCCCGATGATGCGTATTTCTCTGAGCTGCGCCGCGTCTCAGTCAATCAGATTATCTGGTGCGCGAACTATTTCCCGCAATGCTGGCCGGTCCGTGGGTACGTTGTCTGGGACAAAGGTGAAGGCTTCAAGGGGCGCTCGTTTGCTGAGTGCGAAATGGCTTCGATCACTATTGATGGGAATGCCAAGGTCTACAAAAGAGACCCGTTGGCGGGAGGTGATTACAAAGGGAAGATCCACCCCACCCAGAAACCCGTCAAGCTCTACGAATGGTTACTGGCCAACTACGCCAAGCCAGGCCAACGCATCCTAGACACCCATCTCGGCAGCGCATCTAGCGCTATTGCCGCGCATTACTTCGGCTGCGAGTTCGTTGGTACTGAGTTAGACCCCGACTACTACGCGGCTGCCAAAGCTCGCTTTGACCGCGAAACAAGCCAGATCGATATGTTCGCCGGAGGTGTCGCATGACCTGGCTTATCGGAATCGCCGCGTATCTCGTCTGTAGCTCAATCGCCACGGTGCTGCTGTGGGCATTCATGCGTGGCCGTGACGAGCGGAGGGGTGCATGAGTCGCGAGTGGACCACAACCATCCAAGCCCCTGACGGCATCTACGCCGCGCTTGCACAGGTCGGCGACATGGCGCATCGGGGGCTCAGCAAGGGCCCCGTTGAGGTGGCGCTGCGTCGGCCTGACGACCAGCGGAGCAAAGATCAGAACGACAAGCTGCATCCGATGATTCGCGACATCGCCCGCCAGTGTGAGCACTGTGGCCAGAAGTGGAGCGAGGAGCACTGGAAGCGCCTGCTGACGGCGCTCTATCAGCAGCAAGAGGTCATCCCTGGCCTGGATGGTGGGTTTGTCGCCATCCCGATGAGCACAAGCCGGATGAAGAAAAAGCCGTTCAGCGACCTCGTGGAGACGATTTACGCATGGGGTAGCGAGCGAGGCGTCCAGTGGTCCGAGCCGGCGCTGAAAGTCTATGAGCAATATCGGGAGGCGGCGGCATGAAGGCATCCGAAAAGCCGGCGGGAAGCTGGGTAATCACCTGTATGGTCACTGGCTACTCATGGGAGGTGTTCTCCCGAGACGATGCACGGAAAGCGGAATCAGTTGCCCTTGTGGAGACGGCGCAGGAATACCTGGCACGAATCAATGAGGAGGCCAAGGAGTTATGAAGCGCTCGCAACTCGCACGTAAAACACCTCTCTCTGCACACAAGCCCATGCAAAAAGCCCGCAGAAAGCCTCAGAAAGCCGCGCAGAAAGACACGCGCTTCCGGTCGCAGGATTACCTGGCCTTCGTGCGCACCCTGCCTTGCTGCGTATGTGGCGGCAAAGCCAATGCCGCGCATCACCTCAAGGGCATCTGGAACGCCAGTGGCGCTGGATTGAAGGCACCTGACTCGCTGGCCATGCCGGTCTGCGATGGCCCTGGCGATACTTGCCACCGACGCATTCACAGCGAAGCGCACCTGCGCTGGCAGCAAGCGATCTTCCTGATCGAAACGATCAATGCCGGCCTCGACAAATACCCATCCGGCCCGATCCATGACGCGCTGGTTGAGGCGCAGACGTTCGTCGTGAACAAGACCAAGGAGGCCGAATGAGCTGCCAGCAATGCGGATCAGGCAACACGTCACGATTCACTATCGGCACCGGCAAGCAGCACGACTACTGCCACAAGTGCGGCGGTCATGTGTACGAAGGCCAGGTATTCGATAAGCGCACCTGGGATCGCTGGATCAATGGCGAGATCGAGCGTCCGGCGCGTGAAGAGCAATTGGATATGTGGGGTGCGGAATGAGGATCTTCGTCCCCTACCTCGGCCCATCTACCAACGTGGCGCTGCGTCAGCACTGGCGAAAGCACAAGAGCCAAGTGGAGCTTTGCGACCTGCTCACCAGGCATGCGGTGATCGAGTCAGGCCTGCCGCCGATCGATACGCAAGTCGACCTCTTCTTCACGCCGCGCCTGGGCCCGCGCGAACGGATCCGCGACACCGGCAACTATTCGATCAGCTGCAAGACCATTGAGGACGGGCTGGTCCGTGCCGGCCTGCTGCCGGATGACCGTGGCGAATTCGTTCGCGAGTGGAAGGTCATGCCACCAATCATCGACCGTAAGCAGAAAAGCGGGACATGGGTCGAGATTATCCCGGTAGGGAAAGAAACCACCCATTCCAGCGCAAATCAGGCCGAATTGTACGCGGAGGGAAAGTTGCCATGAAGCTGTCGCGTCACGCCAAGCAGCGCTGGGAAGAGCGATGCCAAGGCCTGAACCCCCATGACGAATGGCAGCGGGCTCAGCGTGTCGGCAAGCCCCGCCTGAAGCGCATCAAAGAATCCTGCCCGCATAACGCCCACAAAGTCCGCCGCGATAGCCGGGACTTCTACTACCGGGTGAGCCGGCACAGCAATGTCGTGTGGGTCGTTGCGACCGGCCCTGAGTGCGAAGTGGTGACGGTCTGGAGGTGGGAATGAGCGACCAAGAGAAGCCAAGGGATGCGCGGTACGTGAACAAGAGGCCGCAGCGATGAATTGCCAGTGCAACAGGTGTGATCGAGAAGCGCGAGAGCGCGGGGATCTTCCGGCCATGTATTTCCGCATGAACCTTTGCCCTGAGTGCGGCAATAAGCGCTGCCCCAAAGCGGCTGATCACCGCAATGAGTGCACGGATAGTAATGAGCCAGGACAGCCGGGGAGTCTCTACGAATGAAGTGGAACAAGGTGTCGAGCTACTGCATTCGCTCCGGCGCATACCGCATCAGCAAGTTCAACCTGGGTGATGTGCAGCTATTCCAGGTCTACCACGGCGAACGGCTCATCGGTGACGCAAGAGACGGCAACGCGGCGCGCAAGATCGCAGAGAAGCACGAAAAGACGCATAAGCGCGAAGAATCGGCAAGTTTGGCTATTGGAGGTGTGAAGTGACCATGTATCTAACGAGCAATCCCCGCGAAGCATGGGCAATGGCCTTCGAGACAGGTATTCGCACTCAAGCCAGCGCCGACCTGGCTGAAAGCCAAAGTGATCCGGTCGTCGTCAAGAGCGGGAAGCGTAAGCAATACCTGCTTGGCTATGACGAGGAGGGTAAGGCGATCACGTATACCCGAGAGCAGGTAAGCGCCTCTCAGGATGTGTCGCGCAAGGGTGGCCCCGGCGCATCATTCGGCAGCGAGTACCAAAGCGTGTACTCAGCCATTGCACAGATGGAGCGAGAAAACCCTGTGCTGGCGAATGTGGGGCACTGGCTGAGCCTCAATGATACCGAGCAAGCCAACCGCTACCACGATGACGTTTTCGACACTGTACTGACCCGCCTGATCTCGATGACTCCGGCGTGGGGCGATTGGCGGGAGAAGCGCAAGGAGCGTGCAAAGGCGCTGATCCAGGCCCGCATGGTTCAGGATCGGCTTGATGTCGATGGCATGCGCCCTGGCTGGACGCCGCAAGAGGTGTGCGTCTTCGCCTCCGAATACCTGGGCATCAAGATCATTCGGAATAACTGGTATCAGGATGGATGGGTGGCTGTCTGGGAATTGCTCGGATTGATCATCAAGGAGCTAGAAACTAGCGCAATGAAACCGATTGAGAAAACTATCAGTCAAACGAACAAAGAGATTAGCAACTTTCTGAAACATGCTGCTTGACTAAATAATGCTCTAGAATGTATGCTTTTGGTATTCTGGCGATCAAAGTCAGAAAGCGCCAAACACTTGAAGCCCTGCCCTCACCGGCGGGGCTTCCTCGTTTCTGCCTACCTTGTTCCGCTTCTCTCTTGCACCGCCATCACGGTGTCTTGCCGGCTCCCCTTCGCCGGCTTTTCTATGCGAGGCCCTTATGCCCGACTTCAACACGGCAATGGACCGCGTGCTCGGGCACGAAGGCGGTTATGTCGATCATCCGGACGACCCGGGCGGCCGCACCAACTGGGGAATCACTCAGCGGACGGCGCTTGCCAATGGTTACCTTGGCGACGTTCGGCACCTGACGCGAGACCAGGCCAAAGAGATCTATCGCACGGCATTCTGGCAGCGGGTCAAGGCCGATCAGTACGACTTCGCTCTCGCATTCAACCTGTTCGACGCTGCCGTGAACCACGGTATAGGGAATGCGATCCGTATGCTGCAGCGCGCTGTCGGTGTGGCTGATGACGGGATCGTTGGCCCTGTCACGCTGGGCGCAATCAACGCCATGTGTGTGGATGACGCCTTGCTCCGCTTCAACGCTGAGCGGTTGCGCTTCTACACCAAGCTGTCGACCTTCGGCACGTTTGGGCGCGGCTGGGTGAACAGGGTGGCAGGAAATCTGGATTATGCAGCACAAGACAACGATCAAGGTGGCGCATGACCGCCGACAATGAACGCAAGGGACGGGGTATACCAATGGATGGAGATACCGCCGTGAGACCCAGACCGATAATGGAGCGTCACTTACAGACACTGCTGCTGACGCTCGTCGCCGGGCTGATTGCCTGGTCGGGTATGACCACGATGAGACTGGTCGAAACTCAGGCGCGCCAGGATGAGCGCGTCACTCATCTGATCACCCTCACCGAGAGCCTGCGAAACGAGATCCGGGGAATGGAGGACCGTTACATGTCCCGCTCCGATGCCGAGATCTATCGCGCCCAGTTCAGCGCCCGCATGGATGGGCTCGATCAGCGAATCTCAGTGCTGGAGGATGCCAATTAATGGAATGGCGTGATGCTATCAGCGAGGTGGCCAAGTATGCGCCCGCCGTTGCTACTGCGTTGGGCGGTCCTGCTGCTGGTGGCATCGCTACTGGCGCCGCCGCTATGGTCACTGGCCTGCTGGGCGTCGAGAATTCTCCCGCGGGCCTTGTGGCGGCTACTCAGGACCCGGCCAAGAAAGCCGAGCTGATCCGCATCAATAACGAGCATCGGCAAGAGCTAACCCGTATGGCATTCGAGGCGCAGGCCAAGGCGGATGCCGAAGAGACGGCCAGGTTGAGCGACATCAATGCCACGATGCGAGCTGAACTGAATCATGAGGGCGTGTTCAAGTCAGGTTGGCGTCCTGCTATCGGCTGGGTGCTGGCCATTGCCTTCGGGCTCATGTCTGCCGCTCTGTCGTATGCCCTCCTGCGCGACCCTTCACAACTTCCCTCGATCATGGACGGCATCATCACCCTGGTTGTGGCTATGGCTGCCGTGCTGGGTGTGAACATCAGTGCTCGGTCGAAGGATAAGCGGGTAGCCATGACGGGCGAGTCGCCGCGCTCATTCCTGGATGCGATCAGAACCAAGTGAGGTGACACATGACGAACAAGGCTGCGGGGGCGGTCGAGCTGACGCCTAAGCAGGCTCGATTCGTCGAAGAGTACCTGAAGGACCTGAACGCGACGCAAGCGGCCATGCGGGCTGGGTATAGCGAAAAGACTGCGTATCGCACGGCTGCAGATAACCTCAAGAAACCTCAAATTGCCGACGCTATTCAGCGGGCCATGAACAAACGTTCCGAGCGAACCCAGATTGACGCGGACTTCGTCCTGCAGGGTATCGCCAGGAACATTGCTCGCTGTGAGCAAGGGTCTCCTGTGCTGGATAAGTCGGGCGACCCTGTGCTCACTGAGGGCCCGGACGGGCAGATTGCCCCCATGTGGCGCTATGACCCCACCAATGCCCTGAAAGGCTACGAGATGCTGGGTCGGCACTTGAAGATGTTTACCGACAAGACAGAGCACTCCGGCGAGGTTGGTTTTGTCGTCCAAACCGCCGTGCCGCGTGATCCCGGGGATGACGTCGAGTGAACAAGGTCGTTGAGATCGGGTATCGGCCGCACTTCTTCCAGAACAAGCTACATCAAGCCATACGCCGCTTCTCGGTCGTCGTGGCTCACCGGCGCTTCGGGAAGACGGTGTATGCGGTCAATACCCTGATTGCGGCCGCCCTGCGCTGCACGAAGAAGAATCCTCAGTTCGCCTACATTGCGCCTTACCGGAATCAGGCCAAGGCCATCGCGTGGAAAGAGATCAAGAAGTACACGCAGATGATTCCCGGCATCGAGTACAGCGAAGCCGACCTGAAGGTGATCTTCCCGCACAACAACGCGGAGATACGGCTTTACGGTGCCGACAATCCGGATGCCTTGCGCGGGATATACCTGGATGGCTGTGTGCTGGACGAAGTGGCGGACATGCGACCCGAAGTGTGGGGCGAGGTCGTTCGGCCTGCCCTGGCCGACCGTAAGGGCTGGGCGCTGTTCATCGGCACGCCCAAGGGCATCAACATGTTCTCCGAGCTGTACTTCCACGCCCTGGAGACGCCCGGCTGGTACGCGGCCATCTTCCGGGCCAGCGAGACGGGCATCATCGACGACGAAGAGTTGGAGGCGATGAAGCAGACCATGACGGAATCGCAGATCGCCCAAGAGCTCGAATGTGACTTCAGCGCCGCCGTCGATAACGTGCTGATCAACGTCAACCAGGTGCAGGCGGCTGCCGGCAAGCATCTGGACGAGACGGAGTTTCACCGGGCCCCGCGTATCCTTGGTGTGGACGTGGCGCGTTACGGCGATGACCGCTCGGTAATCATCAAGCGTCAGGGCCTTGCCGCATTCGAGCCCAAGATCATGCGCGACGTGGACAACATGGAGCTTGCCAGTATCGTGGCCAAGCACATCGACATGTGGAAGCCCGACGCCACGTTCATCGACGCCGGGCGCGGCGAGGGTGTGATCGATCGGCTACGACAGTTGGGCTACACCATCATTGAGGTCAATTTCGGCGGCAAGCCGATGGATGACCGATTCTCCAACAAGCGCAGCGAAATGTGGTCAGACATGGCCGATTGGCTCAAAGCGGGCGGCGCGATACCCAATCACCAAGAACTGAAGACGGACCTGTGCGTGCCGACGTTCAGCTACAAGAACGCCCAAGGCAAATTCGCACTGGAGAGCAAGGACAGCATCAAGGATCGCGGCATGAAGTCGCCGGACGTCGCCGATGCCCTTGCGCTGACGTTTGCGTTTCCGGTGGCCCCGAAGGACTATGATTCGATGAGAGGCAACAGCCACGTTGCTGAAACCGAATTCGATCCTTGGGGGTGAGCATGACCATCGCAGAGTTTCTTATCGGCGGCGTTGTCTTCTTCGCAGGGCTGGCCCTGATCGACTACCTCACTCCGAAGCGACCGCCCCGCTTCTGACCCAACAAGCACCATCCCTGGAGCCCGGCCATCGCGCCGGGTTTCTTTTTGCCCGAGGAAAAGCCATGTGCAGCACACCCGATGCTCCCAAGGTCGAGACAACGCCGGCACCGCCTCCCGCGCCGGTCGCACCTGAACAGAACAAGCAGGCCCAGCAGAGTGGCGATGAGTCACGCCGTCGTCGTGCCGCTGCTGGCGGTCGCAGTTCCACAATTCTGACTGGCCCGCAGGGCGCTCAAGGCGCTGGCGGCCAGGGCAAGACACTCCTGGGGCAGTAAATGGAAACCAAGCGTCAGCGCTACCAGAAGCGCCTAGCTGCGCTGAAGCAAGAGCGTACCGGCTGGGAATCCCAGTGGCGGGACATCAGCGACTGGATACAGCCCTGGCGCTCACGCTTCACCGTCACCGATACGAACAAGGGTGACCGGCGCAACAAGAACATCGTCAACGAGACGCCGCTGCTGTCCCTGCGCACGCTGGCGTCGGGAATGATGGCCGGTGTCACGTCCCCTGCTCGCCCCTGGTTCAAGCTCGAGGTGCCCGATCCCGAGCTGATGGAGATTGCCGAGGTCAAGCAGTGGCTCTACGAGGTCGAGCGCCGTATGCGCACGGCACTCAGCCAGGCCAACGTTTACAACGCCTTGCATCAGCTCTACACGGAACTGGGCGGGTTCGGCACCTCGGCCATCATCATCGTCGAGGACGACGAGGACATCTTCCGCGCCGTGCCGCTGACCGTCGGTACCTACTACCTCGCCTGCAGTCATCGCATGGTCGTGGACACGATGTACCGCGAATTCCAGATGACCGTACGCCAGGTGGTGCAGCAGTTCGGAAAGGATGCCTGTAGCGACTCGGTCCAGAAGCTTTACGAGCAGGGCCAGCTCGAGGCGGCAGTAGATGTCGTTCACCTGATCGAGCCCAACGACGAGCGCGACCCGGGCAAGCAGGACAACCGCAATATGCCGTTTCGGTCGGTCTACTACGAGGCCAAGGCCAACGGCGACAAACTTCTGAGCGAGTCGGGCTTCGAGGAATTCGCCGTTCTGGCGCCACGCTGGGAAGTGCTGGGCGAAGACACCTACGGCTATGGCCCAGGATCGATTGCCGTCGGCTCGTCTCGCGCCCTGCAGACCATGGAGCGCAAGAAGGCCCAGGCGGTCGAGAAGATGATCAATCCGCCCATGAACGTGCCGTCCTCGATGAAGAACGGCAAGTTCAGCATGACCCCGGGCGCGATCAATTACATCGACCCGACCGGCAGCGGACAGAACAAGGCCGAGCCGTCGCATGTGGTCAACCTGCCCATCCAGTACGTGATGCAGGACATCGTCCAGACCGAATCGCGCATCCAGCAGACGTTCTTCGCCGACCTGTTCCTGATGCTGGCCAACGACAACCGGTCGAACATCACCGCCCGCGAGATTCAGGAACGCCACGAAGAGAAGCTACTGATGCTGGGTCCGGTGCTCGAGCGCTTGCAGACCGAGTTGCTCGACCCGCTGATTGACCGCGTGTTCGGCATCATGCTGCGCAACGGCCATCTACCCGAGCCGCCCGACCCCATCCAGGGCACGGAACTGCGTGTCGAGTACGTCAGTGTCATGGCGCAGGCGCAGAAGCTGGTTGGCGTGGGCGCTATCGAACGTCTCGCTGGCTTCGTCGGCAACCTCGCCGGGGCCGACCCCGAAGTGCTCGACAAGCTCGACCTGGAACAGATGGTCGACCAGTACGGCCAGTCCGTCAGCGCCCCGCCAGACATCATCCGTTCCGACGAGGACGTGCAAGAGCGTCGCCGTCAGCGTGCGCAGCAGGCTCAGGCCCAGCAGATGGCACAGGCCGGCATGCAGGCGGCTCAGGGCGCGAAGCTGCTCAGTGAAACCGATACCTCCACCGAGAACGGGCTCACGGCCCTGATGCGACAGATGGGGATGGCATGACGCACGAAGAAATGCAGGAGAAGCGCCTGGCACAGCGCGAGGACGACATGCGCTGGATGCTGGAGCACGAGCAAGGCCGGCGCATCCTGTTCGCCCTCATCGAATCCACCGGCACGTTTTCCCAATCGTTCACCGGCAATAGCGGCTCGTTCTTCAACGACGGCCGCAAGTCGGTTGGACAGGACGTATTCCACGAGGTGATGCGCCTCGATCCCAAGCGGTTCACGCAGATGTGGACCGAACACCAGGAAGCCACGGCGCGGGCCGAGGCGCAACTTGATAGCGAGGAATGAACATGGCCGAGGAAACCATGATGACCGGTGAGCTTAACACCGAGCCGGCTGAAGGTGATCAGGCCCAGGGAGCGGCAACCGATACGGCGAATCAGAACGACACGCCGCCGGCTGCCGATCCCAATGCTGCGACCGACAAGCCCGAGGGTGATGACGGCGCAAAGGATGGCGAAGGCAAGAAGGACGGCGAGCAGGAATCGCAGGTTCCCGAGAAGTACGAGTTCAAGGCCCCCGAGGGCTTCGAAGGCGAGCTGGACCAGGCTGCCATCGAGCAGTTCGAGCCGATCGCCAAGGAGCTCGGGCTGACTCAGGAGCAGGCCGACAAGCTCGTCGCCATGCATGCCGACTCCATCCAGCGTGCCGCCACTGCCCAACGGGAAACCTGGGCGCAGCAACAACAGACCTGGCGGGACGAACTTCAAAGCGACCCTGACTTCGGCGGCAAGGCGTTCAACGAGAACGTCCAGTCGGCGGTCAAGGCCGTCGAGCGCTTCGGCACCCCAGGCCTGAAAGAAGCCCTCGAGCAAACCGGCATGGGCAACCATCCCGAGCTCGTGCGCACCTTCGCGGCAATCGGTAAGGCGATCAGCGAGGACAAGCTGCACCTGGGCGGCCAGTCCCATGGGCAGCGCGACGCCGCCGACATCCTCTATCCCCAGCAAAGCCAGAAGTGAGGTAGCTCATGGCAACCACCGGCAACACGTTTCTGACCCTGGCCGACCTGTTCAAGCAACAGGACGGCAACGGTCAGGTCACGAGCCAGATCATCGAACTGCTGTCGGAGACGAACCCGATCCTGCAGGACATGATCGTGGCCGAGTGCAACAACGGCACCAAGAACCTGACCACCATTCGCACCGGGCTGCCCGCAGGCACCTGGCGCAAGCTCTATCAGGGCGTCCAGCCTCAGAAGAGCTCTACCCGTCAGGTCGAAGACTCGACCGGCATGCTCGAGGCGCGCTCCGAGATCGACAAGAAGCTGGTTCAGCTCTCCAAGAACCCGGGTCAGTTCCGCCTCAACGAGGCGACCGCGTTCCTGGAAGGCATGAACCAGGACATGGCCACCACGCTGTTCTACGGCGATACGGCCACCAACCCCGAGCGATTCATGGGGCTCGCCGCACGCTACAACGGCTATCGCGCTACACCCAACCGTCCGGCCCAGGACGTCTATGACCAGGTGGTGCATGGCGGCGGCACGGGTGCCGACAACACCTCTGTCTGGATGGTGGTGTGGGGCGAGCGCACCGTACACGGCATCTACCCGCAGGGCTCGCAGGCGGGCCTACAGCGTCAGGACCTGGGCGAGATCGACGCGGACGGTGCCAATGGCGGCAAGTATCGCGCCATGGCCGAGATCTTCCAGTGGGACATGGGGCTCTCGCTGCGCGATTTTCGCTACGTCGTGCGCATCGCCAACATCGACACCAGCGGCCTGATCGCCGGTAGCGTCGACATCTACGCCCTGATGCGTGCCGCCTACTACCGGCTGTTCCAGCGCAAGGTGACCGGTGGCCGCGCCGCGATCTACTGCAACCGCGACGTGCTGGAAGCGCTGGATGCCGGTGCCACGCCGACGCAGTCCACCAGCAATTCGTTCGTCCGCCTGGCTCCGATGCAGGTCGATGGCCGCGAGGTCATGGGCTATCGCGGCATCCCGGTGCGCGAGTGTGACGCCATCCTCAACACCGAAGAACTGGTCCCGGCGGTCTAACCGCCGGTCCCTGACAAGGAGACCATCACATGATTTTCGACAGCACGGTCCTGTTCAGCGATGGCCAGGCCATCACCGCGACCGCCAATTCCACCAACGTGGTGGATCTTGGTGTGTCCCGCGACATCGGCAAGGGCGTCCCTGTCCCGCTGCTGATCCAGGTAACCGAGGACTTCAACAACCTCGTCGACCTCACCGTTACGGTGCAGACCGACACCGATGAAGCGTTCGGCGCGCCGACCACGCTCGCCACGTCGGGCGCCATCCCATTGGCTGACCTGGTTGCCGGGTATCAATTCCCGCTCCAGTACATGCCGACAGGCACCGAGCGCTACGTGCGCGTCACCTACACCGTGAGCGGTGCCACGGCACCCACCCAGGGCAAAGTGACTGCAGGCGTGGTTGCTGGTCACCAACACGGCTACTAAGGGGGAGCCATGAAAGTCAAAGCGACGAAACGCGGCACCTTCAAGGGGCTGCGCGAGCCGGGCGACGAGTTCGACTACGACGGCCCGACCACCAAGGTGGTCGACGGCAAGAAGGTCGACTACTTCCCGAGCTGGATGGAACCTCTGGAACCGCTGCCGAAAAGAGATGAACAATCGAATCCGGACGCTGAACTGGACAGCATGAAGGTGCCCGAGCTTAAGGCCTTAGCCAAAGAGCGCGGCATCGATGGCGTGGACACCATGAAGAAAGATGAATTGGTGGCTGCGCTTTCACCTTCAACAGACGACAAGGCCGACGAGGCCCAGCAGTAATCAAAGGGGCTTCGGCCCCTTTCTCAGTTTCTAGGAGGCTGGCACATGCCGAGCGTCATCGACATCTGCAACCGGGCGCTATCGCACACCGGGACCGACCAGACCATTGCCAGCCTGGACGAGAAATCCAAGGAGGCGCGGCTGTGCGCTCGCTGGTACGAGCATTCGCGCGACATGCTGCTGCGTGACATGCAGCCGAGCTTCGCGCAGCGTCGCGTTGCCCTGGCTAACATGGGCGAGCCGCCGGCGGGCTGGGAATACCGCTACCGCTATCCCACCGAGTGCCTGATGCTGCACGAGGTCTATGACCCGGAGTGGTACGACCCGCGTCGGCTCGAATTCCAGGGGCGCCCGTTCGATGTGGCAAGCAGTGGCGACGGTGGTCGCGTGATCCTGACCAACGTCAAGGCCGCCGAGGCACGTTATACCGCACGCATTACCGACCCCAACCTGCAGCCGGTGGACTTCACCGCCACGCTTGAGCTGCTGCTGGCCGCCAATATCTGCATGCCGCTGCTGGCCGATCCGAACATGGCCAAGTACCTGAGCGATCGCGCCACCCTGGCCATTAATCAGGCCAAGACAGCGGACATGAACGAGGCCCGCGAGTTCGACATGCCGGAAGCCGAGTGGATCCGCGATCGGTTCGGCAATACTGGGCAGGGGTATTATGGCTAAGAACACCTCTAGAACGTCGATTCTTCAGCCGTCATTCTCCGGTGGCGAACTGGCGCCCAGCCTGCAGGGCCGCGTCGACCTGGCGCGGTACCAGATCAGCCTGCGCACCTGCCGTAACTTCACTGTCCTGCCCTATGGCGGCGTCGCCAACCGGGCAGGCTTTCGCTACGTGGCAGCGGCCAAGTACGCCGACCGCAAGTGCCGGCTGATTCCGTTTTCCTTCAATGCCCAGCAAACCTACGTGATCGAGTTGGGCCACCAGTACGCGCGCTTTCACCGCGACGGCGCACAACTGGTCACTGGCGGCGCCCCGGTCGAGGTTTCCACGCCCTGGACCGAGGACGAGCTATTCCAGATCAAGTACGTCCAGTCCGCCGACGTGCTGACCCTGCTTCACCCCGACCATAAGCCGCGCGAACTGCGCCGGACCTCCGATACCAGCTTCTCGTTGGCCACGTTCAAGAACGAACTAGGCCCCTTTCAGGACCAGAACACCAACGAGTCGATCACTATCACGGCATCGGCGGTCACCGGTAGCGTCACGCTGACCGCCAGTTCCGGCATCTTCAAGGCCGAGCATGTCGGCACGCTGATCCGGTTGCGCCAGGTGGATATGGGTGACATCAACGCCTGGCAGAACCGCGCGCAGGTAAAGGTCGGCGATCTCCGTTACGTCGACGAACGCGTCTATGAGGCGGTCGCGCTGGCCGGCACGGCGTCGGACACCCTGACCGGCGACATTACCCCGGCACATACCGAGGGTGCCCAGTGGGATGGCCCGCGCGTGCCAGTGCAGGGCATCACCGAGAAGCTGGGCGTGAAGTGGCAGTATCTCAACAGCGGCGAGGGCGTGGTCGAGATTACCGGCATCACCAACTCGACGACCGTCACTGGTACCGTGCGTCAGCGCCTGCCGAGCACCATCGTCTCGGGCAACACCTATCGCTGGTCACTGGCGGCCTGGGACAGCGTGCGCGGCTATCCGCAGACAGGCACCTACCACCAGCAGCGCCTGGTGCTGGCTGGTAGCAAGTCGGACCCCCAGACGTTCTGGATGAGCGAGACCGGCATCTTCAACGGCTTCAAGACGAACTTCCCGCTTGAGGCCGACGATGCTATTTCCTTCACCCTGGCCAGCCGCCAGATCAACGAGATTCGCCACCTGACACCGCTGGGCCAACTACTCGCCCTGACATCGGGTGCCGAGTGGGTCATCGAGGCCGGCCAGGAAGGTCTGACACCGGACGGCATCAGCGCCAAGCCGCAGAACTACCGGGGCGTGTCCGACGTTCCACCGCTGCTGATCGGCAGCAGTGCCATCTACGTCCAGGCGCGCGGCGCGATCGTGCGCGACCTGACGTATTCGTTCGAACTGGACGGTTACACCGGCGACGACCTGACGGTGTTCAGCAACCACCTGTTCCGAGGCTATTCCGTGGTCGACTGGGCCTATGCCCAAGAGCCCGACAGCCTGGTGTGGGCCGTGCGCGATGACGGCGCCCTGCTCTCCATGACCTACGTCCGTGAGCAGCAGGTCGTGGCCTGGTCCCATCACGACACCGACGGCACGTTCGAGTCGGTGGCGACGATTGCCGAGGGTTCGGAAGACGCCCTGTACGCCGTGGTCAAGCGCACGATCAACGGCAGCACGGTGCGCTATGTCGAGCGGCTCGCCTCTCGCCAGTTCGAGGCCGTGGAAGACTATTTCGGCGTCGATTCGGGCCTGACCTACGACGGGCGCAACGCTTCCGCCACTACACTCACGCTGTCCGGCGATACCGAGTGGACCACCAAGGAAAGCCTGACGTTGACCGCCAGTGCCTCGACGTTCACCGCCGACCAGGTGGGCCGCCGCTACCGACTGTATGGCGGGGATGATTTTGCCGACCTCGAGGTCTCTGCCTTCACCAGCGCGACCGAGGTCACCGTCAAGCCAGTGCGCATCGTGCCGACCGATGTTCGCGACGTGGCAACCGCCGACTGGGCGCTGATGGCCACCACGTTGACCGGTCTCGATCACCTGGAAGGCAAGGAAGTCAGCATTCTCGCCGATGGCAATGTGGCCACGCCGACCACCGTCGCAAGCGGAAGCATCACCCTGGCCAATCCGGCCGCCGTGGCGCATGTCGGTCTGCCCTACGAGTCCGACGTCGAGACGCTGCCAATCAGCTCCACTGGCGAGACGATCCGCGACAACGCCAAGACGGTCGTGGCCGTGGGCCTGGTGCTGCATCGCAGTCGTGGCGTCTTTGCCGCACGCAGTCGTGCCGGATGGGAGAAAGACGACCTGACCGAGCTCAAGCAGCGCGATGACGAGGACTGGGCCGAGGCCACCAACCTGCTCACCGGTTATGCCCGCTTGACCATTCCCACCGGCTGGGACCGTGACGGACGGGTATTCATTCGCCAGGCCGACCCGTTGCCGCTGACCATTCTGGCAATCATTCCGGAGGTGCAGATCGGTGGCAAAGCCTAGCGTCATTCCCGCCACGCTCGAGCATGCCGAGGCCATGGCGCCGAACCTGCGTGAGTGTGACCGCCAGGAGATATGGGCCGCGTCCCGACAGTACCCGCGCGACAGCCTGCGTCACGCCGTGATGGCCAGCTCGTGCGCCTGGACGGGCATGGTCGACGACGACATCGCCTGCATGTTCGGCGTGGTACCGCAGTCGTTGATGGGTGGCAGCGGCTTCGTCTGGATGCTGGGGACGCCGTTGGTCGAACAGCACGCTGTCATGTTCCTGCGCCGCAATCGCGCCAAGGTCGCCGAGATGGCCAGCCAGTTTCCTTACCTGCATAACTACGTCGATGCACGCAACGAAACGGCGATTCGCTGGCTGCGCTGGCTGGGATTCACCATTCACGACGACGAGCCCTACGGGGCGCTGGGCCTGCCGTTTCACCATTTCGAGATGAGACATCATGTGTGAGCCGACCACGATAGCCATCGCTGCCACGGCGGCGTCAGGCGCTTTCTCTGCCTATCAGGCCAACCAGCAAGGCAAGTACCAGCAGGCGGTCTACAAGCAGCAGGCCAAGGCGCAGCAGCAACAGGCGTCCGATGCCCGCGCCCGGGGCGTAATTGCCGGTGAAGAACAGCGTGATCGAGCTCGAGCGCTGGAAGCCCGGCAGGCCACGTCACTGGCCGGTAGCGGTCTCGACATCGGTAGCGGTACCTCCCTGGACCTATTTGCCGAAACCGCCACCCTCGGCGAGTACGACGCCCAGGTGACCGAAAACAACGCAGCACGACAGGCCTACGGTTATCAGACCGAAGCCACCAACAGCCTGGCCAGTGCCCGCAATGCCCGCAGCGCCGGACGCAACAGAGCTATCGGCACCCTGCTGACCAGCGGCGCCAAGGCCGGCAACATCTACAGTCAGTACGGATAACCTATGGCACGCATCCCTCGTCTCACTTCGCAGCGGGCGCAACTCGGCGCGCTGCCGTCCGGCGCCCTGTCGCCGGCCACGCCGCAAGGCACGTTTGGCCCCGACCTGACCGGGGCTGCCCAGCAGGTGTCCGACATGGCGCTGCGTGCTGCCGACCGGGCCAATACGGCTCAGGTCATGGAAGCCGACAGCCTGCTGACCGAGTTCGAGAACACCGCGCTGTACGATCCCGAGAAAGGTGCGCTGAACGCGCGTGGCAAGAACGCCTTCGGCCTGCCCGAGGATGTGATCAGCCAGTTCGATTCGCGCGTGAACGAGATCCGCCAGAACCTGCGCGGCCCCCAGGTCGACGCCTTCGACAAGCTGGTGGCCCAGCGTCGCCAGCAGATCAGCCGCACCCTGCAACGCCATGTGGCCAGCGAGATTGCCACCTACGAACAGACCCAGGCGGACGCGCTGATTGCTGGGAGCCAGGTCGCCGCGGCGAACTACTACAACGACCCTGAGCGAATCGGCATGGAGCTGCGCCGCCAGCGTGGGGCAATCATGGCTCGTTCCAGGGATCTTGGCTGGTCAGAAGCGCAAACCAAGGCGGCTATTCAGGAAACTGAAAGCGCCACGCTGTCTCAGGTTCTTGTCCGCCAGGCTACGCATGACCCCTATGTTGCCCGTGACCGCTTCAAGGAACTGGAAGGCCAGCTAACGCCATCCAATCGCGATACGGTGCTGAACCGTATCGAGAGCGAGATCCGGCAGCGTGAAGCAGAGGCGCGAGCCCGCCGTGCTGAGCAGCGGCAGATTCAGGCTATTGCCCGTGCTGAGCTATCGGACCGCGCCGAAGATGCGATTGCCGCCTACTCGTCAGGCCTGCCCTACGAAAATGCGCCGACGTTGTCGGAGTTTCGTGCAGCCTATGGCGACGAGGCCGGGGAGCGCTTCGAGAGATTTAGCCGCTATCAGCAGATGCAGCCGGCGCTTCAGGAGCTGGCGACAGCCTCGCCCGAAGAAGCGCAGCAGATCATGACGGATTTCAACCCGGCGCCGAACGGCATTGCCGGGGAGGACTTCAAGGAACGACAGGCTATCGCGCAGACGTTGCAGCGGTCCTATGAATCGCTCATCAAGCAGCGTGAACAGGATCCAGCGGGGTACGTCCTACGCTACAGCCCAACTGTTCGCCAGCTAGCTGAGGATGCCCAGCAAAACCCCTCGCCAGAAACTTACCAAGCGTTGACTCGCGCCAACCTGGCTGAGCAGCGCCGTCTGGGCGTGCAGAATCCTATGCCTTTGACTCAGAGTCAGGCTCAAAGTTTTCTGCAGCGCTTTAGTGATCAAGAGGAAGGCGGCGAGAACGCGGCCCAGATGATTGAAGGTAGCAGTCATCTGTATGGTTCATATTTCCCTGTGGTATTGCAGCAGTTGCAAGGGAAGCTCCCAGCGGAAGCCAAGGTTATATCGGGCTCATCAAAAATGCCCAGACCGTTGGCGGAACGCATGGCGGTAGTCGGGAAAATGAAAGATGACGACCTGTACAAACTGCTGGCGTCAGGTGCCAAGGCGGACATCCAAAGCACAGTGCTTGAGAAGCTGGAGCCGCTCCGCCAAACATTCATGCCGCAGGCTGGCGGCATGCAGACTTTCGCCACCATACAGCGAGTCGTCGAGCGGACGGCGGCCTCTTATGTTGCAGAAGGTATTCCGGTAAGCGAGGCCGTTCAAAACGTAGTGGATGGCGTCGCTGGTGAGTATCACTTGGCAGGCACGTATCGCATTCCTGATTCGGTGGACCCTAACGCTGTCAAGGTAGGCACTGACATCTACCTCGATGCGCTGACCACTGAGGACATTCGCCCTCTGCAAGGAATTGCGGGCGTGCCGGAAAATCTAAATGCCGAGCAGACACTGGCTAGCATTCAGGACACAGCAGAGTGGGTCACTAATGACGATGAAACAGGGTTGCGGTTGCTAAACAACGGTTATCGCGTGCTGGACGCCCAAGGCAAGCCTATCGAGTTGACCTGGCAACAGTTGATGAACCTAGGTACCGATGCTGCTGAGCTGCAGCAGCGTCGCGAAGCGAACTGGCTGAATACGGGGCTTTAAATGACCTATTACACAGGCGGCGCACCCAAACTCGACAGCCGAACACTGCTGGATGTGCCGGCGTCCACGGGCGAAACTTTTGGGGCGTCATTCGAGGGATCCTTCAATGACAATCCAGCCACTTCGCTATACCGTATAGGGGAGTTGACAGCGGCCGAGCAGGGATTCGAATGGACTTCTCCCTCTACGTGGATCGATGGCAAGGAGCCTGCGCGTCTGCCCGCCACTGAGGCGCGCCAGAAGGTCAAGGGCCTTGGGCTGGATAGCATCAAGATTCCCGATCAGGGCATCACTGAGGATGCGCTCGAAATACTTGTCCGCCGACATCAAGAAGACTTGGCGCGTGACCAGGTGTTACAGCGCGCCCCGCAAGGCTCAACGCTGGTTCAGGTAGCGGCTGGGCTGGCTGCGACATTTGTCGACCCATTGAATATTGCCGCTGCCTTCATCCCTATCGTTGGCGAGGCGCGCTACGCCGCCTTGGTGAGCAGGCAGACTTCCGCGCTTGGCCGGGCAGGCGTGAGAGCAGGCATGGGGGCTATCGAGGGTGCTGCCGGCGCGGCATTGCTAGAACCCCTGCCTCTTCTTGCGGCCTACCAGGATCAGTCGGAATACGGCCTGTCGGACACGCTCACCAACATTGCTTTTGGCAGCGTGCTTGGGGGTGGGCTGCATGCCACCGGTGGAGCTATCTCTGATGCCGTGCGTCGTCGCGCTGCCTCGGCAAACCCAGGCAACCCGTTGCCGGACGCCCCGAATGTGGGTTCGCTCACGCCGGCGCTGGCACCTGACCGAATGACGACCAGCACTATCGGCGATCAAGGCATCACCTCTCTGTCACTGGCTGATCTCGCGGCTCGAGCTCCCTCGCCGCAGGCCATGGCGCGCGCGCTGGATGAAGACCCGTTTGAGGCAATACGCACGACACTGGCCCGTCAGATCCAGAACGATGAAGACCTCATCAATCGCCGTGCGACAGGCCAGGCGGCACGCGAGATTGCCGAGCAGATGGATACCTCTGGACGCATCGGTAATGTGGCGGATATGCGAGCCCAGCTGGATGAAGTCACCACCGAACTGAACGAACTGGACAAGGGCTTCCGCCAGCGCGCCAAGGAATTTCAGGGTCAAGGCATGAGGCGCAAGGAGGCTGAGCGTGCGGCAAGGGACGCTATTGCCCAGCGTCGCCAGCAACTCACGACTCAGCGCGACCAGATCGACAATGTTCTGAAAGTCAATCGCCAGGCAGAAATGAACACTGAAGCGCGCACCCTACTGCAGCGTGGCGAAATTCCGGCGCGTTATCGCGACCAAGTCGAGCAGAGGGCCGCACAGATACGCGAAGGGTTCAAGGCAAACCCGCTGGGCGCCAATCTCCGCACGGCGCGTGAGCGCGCCCAGGCGGCGCATTGGACGGTGCGGCGTGATGCTCTGCGCGCTGCCGTCGTGCAGTCCGTAACCGGTCGGCGAATCGATGCCGAGGCGATCTATGATTTACAGGACCCGTCACGAGCCCGTGCGGCATTCGAGCGGCTGCGTAGCCCTGTGCCACGACAGCCGGATAACTTGGCAGTCAGCGAGAGTCAGCGCGCACAAGAGACCGTTACGCCGCAATATGATGAGCTGGAGGATGCTCGGGCCGCCTTGGCCGAAGAAGAGCGGCGCTTCAACGAAGTCGTTGCGCGAATGAGTGAAGACCAAAGAACGATGATTGAGCAAAGCTCCCCTGAGCTCGAGGAAGCCGTCACCCTGGCGCAACTCGCCCAGCGTTATGGCCAGGCCTATCGCGCCGCCGCCTACTGTAACCTGACTTGATGGAGCCATCATGGGCACATTCCCCCAAGGCCTGAATGCCTGTGTCGACGCTGTGCGCTCCGCCGCCGGCGAACTCAGCGATGAGGAGGTTCAGCAAGTATTCGAAGGCTTGCGAGCACGCACGCGTGAGTTGCACGCGTTGAACGAAGCCATGGACATGGAAACGGCAGCGCTCAAGGCGGCTGACGAATTGGCGCGCCAGGCAGAACAGGCCGCCATCATTGAAAGGCGCAACGCGCTGATCAATGTCCGGCGCCGGGCTGAGATCGTCAACTTCGTGCGCGACAACTTTGCTGACCGCCCCGATCTGGGGATGGAGTCGCTACTGGTCGGCACCAACCTTGCTCGCCGTGGCGCTCGCCTGTCTGTCGACGCAGAGCAAAAAGCGCTGGTCGACCGCTATCTTGGTGGGCTGCTGAACGATCTCGACCAAGACAATTTGACGGCCTTTCTGGCTAGCGGCGGCTCCGATGCGGAAATCGTCGACGCTATGTGGCGCATCGGAAAAGAACTCGACACCAGCGACATCAATCCCAGTTCGGTCAAGGTGGCGCAGATCATTCACCGCTATCAGGAACTGGCGCGCATCGATGCTAATCGCGCAGGGGCGAGTATCGGCAAACTGGATGGGTATATCACGCGACAGAGCCATGATGCCGACAAGATCCGTCGCGCGGGCTTTGAGCAGTGGATGAACGACATACTCCCTCTCCTGGATGCAAGCACATTCAGGAACGTCTCAGATCGCCAAGGGTTTCTAGAAAACGTCTATAACGGCATCGTTTCTGGCAATCACGTCCGGGTCGGTCAGGGCGTCAAAGACAGCGGTTTCAAGGGCCCTGCCAACCTGGCCAATAAGATGAGTCAGGAGCGCGTCTTGCACTTCCGTGACGGCTTGAGCTGGCATGGTTACAACCAGAAGTACGGTACCGGCAATCTTCGCGAAGCCGTTATCCGCGGGCTGGACATGGCAGGCCAGAACACGGCCACCCTGCGCCGCCTGGGCACGAACCCTGAGGCCAACTTGAACATGGCCATGGACCAGATCGCCGAAGACCTGCGTGACGACCCCCTGAAGCTTCGCGCCTTCGATACAGCGCGGCGTAACATGATCGCCAACCGCATCAAGGAGATCACCGGCCAGACGCGCATTTCAGGTAATGCGGCGTTCGCGCGCACCTCAGCCAATCTTCGCGCTTGGCAGTCCATGTCGAAACTGGGTGGCGCCCTGCTCTCTAGTGCCACGGACATTCCGGTGTCAGCGGCAGAGCTGCGTTATCAAGGGCAGTCCTACCTTGGCTCGCTGGGAAAACTGATCGCCGGGCTGACCAAGGGGCGCGGCAGCCTGGAGCAACGGCAAATACTGTCCAGTTTCGGCGTCTACGCCGACACCATGCGCGGCGAGATCGCGCGCCGATTCTCCGCTGATGACACCATGGGCGGAAGAATGTCCCGGGCCATGAATCATTTCTTCCGGCTCAACGGCTTATCGTGGTGGACCGATGCCAACAAGGCCTCTGTCGGCCTGATGATGTCGCATTACCTGGCGCAGTCGGCAGGCCGGCAATGGAAAGGCGTCGACGCCAACCTGAAGCGCGCCCTGAGCCTGTACGACATTGGCGAGACGGAGTGGGAGTTGCTGCGCCAGATGCCCATGCGCCATGCCGACGAGCGCGACTACATGACGCCTGATGGCGTCGAGGACATCCCGCGAGAGGCTATGGAAGGCTATGTCACAAGCCGTGGATTGAATGTTTCCGACGCATCGGTAGCCGACGCACGCGAACAATTGCGCCGTGCTCTGTCGACCTATGTCAATGACCGAGTAACTTACGCCGTGCTCGAGCCTGATGCCCGCACTCGCTCGATCATGAACCAAGGCACGCAGCGTGGCACAGTGCCTGGAGAGCTTCTCCGGTTTCTCAGTCAGTTCAAGACGTTCCCTGTTACCTATATGCAGAAAACGCTAGGGCGTGAACTCTACGGTCGCGGCTACACCCCGGCCGGCTTGGATTCACGCTTCCGCGCGGGCCGTGACCTGATCAATGCCTTACGCAACGGTAACGGCGAAATGCTGGGCCTGGCACAGCTGATGGTCTGGACAACAGCCTTCGGGTATCTGTCGATGGTCGCCAAGGATGCCGCCAAGGGCCGCTCCCCTCGCGATCCCAACGACTACCGGACGTGGATGGCAGCCATGGTGCAAGGCGGCGGCCTGGGCATCTACGGGGACTTTCTGTTTGGTGAGGTCAACCGCTTTGGCGGCGGCGTAATGGGCACGGCTGTAGGTCCAATGGCGGGAACAGTAAGCGATGCCATTACGCTGGCCCAGGAATTCCGCTCAGGCGAGGCGGATGCCGGTAGCGCGCTGCGACTGGTGCAGAACAACACGCCGTTCATGAATCTATTCTATACCCGCATCGCCATGGACTACCTGTTCTTCTACTCGCTGCAGGAAGCAATCAGCCCAGGGTCGCTACGCAGAACGGAGAGCCGGATCGAGCGTGAGAATGACCAAACCTTCCTTTTGAAGCCCTCGGAGAACTATGCTGACCCCTTGGGTATCGCAAGGTAAGCCAACCGCCACAAGATCCATAGGCAATCATAATGAAGCTAGAAGCACTATTTTCGTCTCTCGTCCTATTCTTGGTTTTCACTACTGCGCCCCAAGCAGCAGATGAAAGCAATCTTCCGTTCGAGCTTGAATACGGCATGGATAAGGCGCAAGCATTTGAAGCCATGGATGGTTACAACAGCTATCGCCACGAATCCTCAGTAAAGGATTCCTTCGAGCCCGACAGGCATCAGATTTATTCCTATTCGTTCCCGCGAAACACGACCATATTCCTAACGTTCTACAAAGGCGGGCTGGTCTCATTCACCTCCCAGTTAGGGTTCATTCCAAACCAGGCTGAGCTGGAAGACTACTTCGGAAGGCTTGAAGGCCAGATGGACGAAAAGATGTCCCTTGGCCTTGAAAAAGTGTCAGAAAGCAACCTATGCGCCCTCTATAGGGATGACCTGTCTTACGTATGGGCCACAGGCATGATGGCAATGGGTTATGGTTTTTCGTCCCTCTCATTCTACGAGCGCGAATATTCTGAAAAATCTCCCATGCCACATTGCTAATCAAATAGCCCCGAGCCTGGCCGGGGCTGGATGGTTAGCGAGGCTTCCATGCAGCAAGAACGGCTTCGTCGCATGTGCGAAGCAACTCCTTCACGACAAGAAGGCTGTTAACAGCTTTTGGGGGCATCCAATTATCAGGATTAAGGTTATGGCCAAGCTCCATATCTAGGCTAATGGCGAGGCTTGAGAGCCATTCGTCTTTCTCCGCAGCGAGGACCACAAGCGGAACCCGCCTCCCCTCTTCGCCATGTGTCATAAAGGCATCGGCATGCATGCCTGACACTAGGGAGGCCGTGAAGGTGAGGTCGTGGAGGCTGGACCAGCCAATTTGGTAGCCGTCCTCATGGAACGCATCTGCTAGGATGGCGCTGTAAAGGTGCAGATCAATAGTTCCGTCACCATTTAGGGCGTCTTTGATAGTCATTGTGTTCTTCCTATGGGGGGCGCCCCGGCGAACCGGGGCTGTCGTGAGGATCATAGGCTGGTGAGATGATCGAGGCCAAGCCGTGACTTGGAGACACTCATCAGTTCAGCATGCTCGCGCAGGATGCGCCGGCCATAGAGACCGGCCACTTTAAGATGCTCGCCAATGCGCGTACCAGCTTGAGAGCCCAGGGCGGTCAGCGACGACTCAACGCTGTAGTCGGTCCAGTAGCGCAGCGCCCAGCCGATGTGAGTGCCCAGCAAAAACAGATCATGACGCTCCTCTTCGCTAAGTCCGGCTTGCGGCAGCGCTGGTGTCGTCTCCACTACCTCGCCTTCCAGGATGCGGCGAGCGAATGCCACGCCCTGCTCCACTTGCTCATGCGAGGCGTCTTTGATGTGCTCGACGCCGAGATAGCTGTTCACCTCGCGCCACGCCATGCTGTAGTCGGAGGGCTGCCCCTTGCGGGCCCTGACATCGACGATGGTGTTGACCAGCGCCTTGAGCGGAGCGCGGTCCTTGACGGTGGGGCGGGAGAGACTCTTAGGCTGGTCCTCAAAGCAGGAATTTCTGCTTTGGTCGAAGTAGTTGTCCTCCAGCGCCTCGAACACGTCCCAGGCTGCGTTGGTCTCTAACATCTTGGCGTGGCGGGCTGCGCCTCGCTCGGTCCACAAAGTGAGCGACTTGGCGCGGTTTCCGACTAACCCTCTTAAAGAGGGTTTGTTCTTTAAGTCCTTAAGGTCACTGCCTTCTACCTTGTAATAATGCTTGCCGTGCTCGAATCGAGGCTCGTTGCGCTTGTAGTTGTTCTGGATGTGCTTCTGCTCGGCACCGTATAGCTGGGCCAGGACGGCGGTGGTCACGACAGGCTTTCCATCGAATGTCAGTTGCGGGACGTTGTCGGGCGTGACAGTAGTGATAGAATGAGTCATGTGGACTTTCCTTTTAGACGGGGTGAGTTCTGCACTCGAAGCCTCTGGCGTTGGCGCGCCGGGGGCTTCTTCGTTTCTACGCCTGCTTTTGCTCACGCTGCATGGCCTCCTTGAACATTTGAACCATCTGCGCGTTTAGAGACCGACCTTCTTCCTCTGCTTGCCTCTTGAGCCAATCAGCGATTGCTGATGGCATTCGAATCTGGGTGCGATATTGCTCTGTCATGCTGTCACTCCTATGGGACCACCGTGGTGCCATTTCAGTATAAACCACCGTGGTCCCATTGTGTCAACACCACCGTGGTGCAAAAATCCATGCATGAGCAGAACAGATCCTCAGCTCAAGGTCCGGCTACCCCTTGAGATGAAAGAAGAGCTAGAGCAAGCCGCAAAAGAAAATCACCGGTCTATGAACGCGGAGATAGTCGCGCGCCTACAAGAATCACTTCACCAGCGATTTGTCCCGAGCGAGGCTGCCGACATGTCCCCAGAGGACAGGCTGAAGGCGCTCAGGGCTGAGATGGATAGAACTATGGCTGAATACCATAATGCGGTAATGCGGCAGGCAGAAACGTATCATGAATATAAGAAGGCGATGAAAGAGCGAAGCAATTCGCAGAATGATTGATTCTTCGCACTTCTAGAATGTAGAACACAGGGTTGCGGAAAAATGAAAAATAAAGAGTTTGATAACCTCAAGAAGTCAACGGTACGCAAGCGCGCCCTATACTTCTCTCCATGGAGCGATGCTCCGTTCTACTTATGCTATCTTGCAGCGCCATTACTTTTGTTCTCGGTATATCATTTCCTTAAAGGCGATTTTTCTCCATTCATAATTACGACAATGATAATTACAGCTATTCCTGTCTGGCTGGCATATGAGGTATGCCGAGGAAGAAAAGAAATTGTGTGGATGGAAAATTACATAATCAAGGAAATGCGCCGTAAACAGTAACACCTTGTTTAGCTAGGAGCCGCCCACTCAATCGGCGGCTTCCTTATCAGCGGTACTCAGCCAACCTCCTCTCGATGATTTGCTTCAGGGTTTCCAAGTAGGCCATCTCAAACGCCCTGGTCACCCTGTAGCTGGAGTAGAAATCCGCTCCAGGCCCCTCACCACCGGTGAGATGAGGGGAAACCTCGTCTGCTACATCGCTTAGAACAGAGAGATCTTCCAAGCAGTCAGCAGAGGCCATGTTGGCAATGTCTGCTGGGGCTGCATCAGAGGTGTAGTGATCGCTTGCCCGGCTGGCTAAGCACTGTCGGTAGTTGAATTCCGCAGTCGCGATCCGGTGCTTTAGTCGATCCTCTGACGGCGATTCAGCCATAGCGAATGAAACGGCCACTATGGCAGCGATGAAGATAGCAATTCTCATAGGGTCCTCACCCTCCTAAACGATCACGAAATACGACCACAAGCCCCAACGGGCTGCAAGCAACACTAACCATCGGCCCTGCCATCGCGCAGGGCTTTTTTGTGCCTGGAGAAAATGCATGACCGTCCCTACCAGCGATAACCGCGAGCAGTACGAAGGCAACGGAACCGCCACGACGTTCGACTACGCCTTCAGGATCTTCAAGGCAGAAGACCTGACGGTGATCAAGACCGATGCCCAGGGCAACGAGCTGACTCTGGTGCTGGGTACTCATTACAGCGTGTCCGGAGCGGGCAACGATAACGGCGGAACGGTCACCTACCCGCTGTCGGGCGATCCGCTGGCCACCGGTGAGACGCTGACAATACTGCGTGTTATCGCTATTACGCAGGAAACCGACCTGCGCAACCAAGGCGCCTACTATCCCGAGACCATCGAGGACGAGATGGACCGGGGGCGAATGGTCGACCAGCAGCAGCAGGAAGAGATCAACCGGTCGCTTAAGAAGAGTGAAGGCGGCCAGCACTATGATGCTCAAGGCAACCGCATCATGAATGTCGGCTACCCTGCCGACAATCAGGATGTCATGAGCAAGGAGGCGGTTTCCGACTATTTCAAAGGGCTGGAATCGGGGGAGCTGGGGGACACAAGTCGGGTAAAGGCGACGGGTACCGAGGATGAGAGAGCGCTGGCGGATTGGATGATGTCACTGGCGTACCCTACAACCTCCACCGGCACGCAGACACTATCCAATGCATTGGATCGTAGAGCAGTATATGTTGACTCAATTGTTGACCTGTTGGCGCTGGATGCCGGCAAGCTGACAAATGGGCAGGTTATTGCCGTTCGCGGGTATCGAGCAACCAGCACGACCCCTGTTGGTTTGGTGGAGTACGATGCCGCTCGTCCGAAATCTGATCACAATGGATATGATGTATTTTCGCCAACCGTGCCCTGGGATGGACTTGATTCCTCCCTTAGTGACTATTTTGCCGGGGCAGGAGAGACAGACGTTGGGGGTACAGGAGTATATGTAGCACTTGAGCGTCGCGGAACCGTCCGTATCTCTTATATTTTCGATGATGGCTATACAGAGCATAGCACCGATCTGGCCCCCGAGTTTGAGCAACGAGGTGTTCGTGCCGGGTTTGCCATTAACCCGGTATATGTAAATCAGGCAGGACGCCTAACTGGTACCGATCTATTA